TTACCATTTTACCTGATTTATTTTCTTTGTAACCTTTTTCTTCCATGGCATATTCTTTAGCTTCTTCAGCTTTAGATTCCATACCTTCATGTTCTTCTGACATATCTACATAACCACCTTTAGATTTTTTAACTGCACCTCGTCCAATTAAAATATCTTTAAAAGTTACTTTGCCATCTTTGTTTAAATCAGGAAATGCTTTTCCACCTTTAGCAAAACCTGTTCTTGCTATTCCACTTCCTCTTAATTGTTTTCCAATTCCAGCCATTATCTTTTACCCTTCATCATTTTGCCTTTTTTCTTCATAGGCATTTTTTTAGTAATCATATCTGCTTTACCACCTTTTTTCATTTTTGCTCTTGGTCTTATACCGTAATCGTTTCTCATGTTTTATCCTTATCCGTTTTCTTGTTCTTTGTTTGATACCGGTTTATTTGCCATAGTGCGTGCCACCGATTCTGCACTTCTGCCCACAACATAACCTCCAAGACCTATTTGAAGAAGTGTCCAAACATCACCTGGAAGAGTTATAGTTATAGAAGCTTTAAAAAAAAATAAAATTACTGGTCCTAATACATAATTCCATATTAATATAAAAATTAATACGTACATTAATAATGGTCTCCAGCTAGATGCGAACCATCCAGCTTTAGCTTCAGCTTCAATAATTTTAGCTGCCGCTGTTAATTCTTGGGTATGTGATTGCATCAATTGCGTTTGCAATTGTGCTTTTAATTTTTCTTGTAAATCTTTATCAGGTACTGATTTTTCAATAGTTGAAAATAGTATCTTAGCTAATGGGGCAACTGCTTGTAACATTGGCAACATTCTTTAAATTTCTCCTGTCTCCTTATACCAAGATATGGAGTAAGTTGCAACATCACATCTATAGCCTTATCTCCTGCGACTGTCCATTTCCACGACCTACTATGCTTAGTGTTTTTTGGTAAACTGGTAGATATAGAGCCTAATTTAAAATAATCTATAAATCTAACTACGATATCTTCATCACACATTCTAATTTGTACTCTAAGATATCTATTTTTTTTATTTTCTTTTCCCCAAAAACCAAAAGATCCTTCTCCTTCAAATACTCCTGCAAGAAATATTAGTTTTTGTTCTTTTGTTAACTTACCGTATGTTTGTTCAATCATATATCTCCGTTATTTTAAGGAGATATATACTATTTATTTTTGTTTTGTCTAGAAATATATCCACCCATTCTCATTCCTTGAGAAGATGGACCTTTTTTAGGAGGTGGGCCAAATCTTACACCTGGCATTTTGATCTTTTTGATTTTTTGTATAGAAGGTTTCTTAATTTTACTTATTTTTGGACTTTTAATTTTTGGAATACCAATTTTCATGGTTATCTTTTAGGAACGAACATTTGCTGATTCTTTTCTCTAGCAATTTTTAGTTTTTCATTAGCAACTTTGATTCTTTCTGCTGCTTGTTGTTCTTGATTCTCTAATTTCATCTTCTCAACATCAATTCTATCTTCAAATTCAAAAGATTTTCTTTCCATGTCTTGTTGAGATTCTCTAGCACGTCTTTGAATATCTAAAGCTTTAAGGTCTAATTCTCTTTGTTTCAACATTACTAGTGGATCTTGTTGTTCTCCACCTTCTGCTTGTACTAATTGTTGAGTTAATTCTACAACTCTTCTAGCAACTAATGAATTAAATTGTACTTGGTAACCATTTGGATCTTGTTGTTGTAGGATTGCGTTCTGTGGGTTCTCTGACATAGCTGCTCCAACCTCTCCATGCGCTTGATAAGCAATGTGATCTGAAATATGTCCTTGAAGTAAAGCGTAAACCATTGGATTTGTTTGTACCATTCTGCTTTGCATGAACATAGCATGTGCACTAATGTGAGAAACATGGTCTTGCTCTGGAAATACTTTTAATAATTCCATTCTAAGTGCTTTAGAATTCTCTGTAGCTGGATCTTCTGGTAATGGTTCCTTTTCTGGAATCAATAAATCATCAATTTGTCTAGTTCCTAATGCTTCATATACTCTTCTGTAAGCTTCTCTCAAGTTGTGCATCTGTGGATTTGACATTGCAATCTTTAAATTCTCGTTTGCAAGTGTAACTCTTTGCGCCATTGAATAGATACTTGGATCTGCAACTGGAATAACATCTACTCTACCATCAAAGTCTACAGCTTTAATGTTTCTATCTGCACCATATACTGCGTATGGATATTCTGGTGGTAAGTAATCTGCAAATACTCCTGCTAAAATTCTAAATTCTTGTTTCATAGCGTAGTAACATCGCTTATGAATAGCTGACATAACTCTAGAACCACGTTCTAATAAAGCTATAGTCGTGCCTACTGCTGCTTGTTGGTTACCATCTCCTACTTGCATATCTGCAATTGAAGCAAATCTTTGACCTGCTTGGACCACGAAACCTAATAATTGAAATAAAGTTTGTGATGGTTCTTTAAAAGGTAGTATTTGGAACTGATCTTTTATGTTTCCTCCTGGTGCATCTACATCTCTGAACTCACCTGGCTGGAATGGTTGGTCATCATCCCTGATTCTAATTCCACGGCTCTTGAATCCTGCTGGTAAATTAGCAAGAGTACCTGCATCTAATAACTGTCTTAAGCTAGAAGTAGCAGTTCTAGATAATCCACCAATCATGTGAATTAATCCAAAGCCATAAAATCCTAAACCTGGTAAAAATTTAAAGTGTACAAAGTATTCTTTTCTTGTTTTTAATGGATCATCTGGTGAATAGTTTCTATAAACAGATAAAACTTGTTGTGAACCTTCATCAATAGTTACAATGTATGGTATTTTAATATTGCGTTCTTCTTTGTCTGCTGTTGTTTCATATTCACTTAAATCTAAATCAACATGCATTTCTAAAATGTTATATTGGTATACTGTATCTCCACTTGGTTTTACACCTTCAATCTCTGATAACTTTTGTTGTATAGCTGTTTGTTCTGGTTGTTTAGGAATTAATTCTACATCTAAATAGAATCCAGCTTTTTGATGTTTAATAACATCATTCTCATTCATTTTAACAACATGAGTAATACGCTCAGAATCTTTAAGATCTGTTGCGTAGTATGGAACTACTAAATCATCTGCAGGTATAAATTTAGATACTGCACGTTTTAATATTTCATCATAGTAAATCTTTTTAAATGCTGATCCTGATAATGGTAAGTAAAATAATAATTGATCAAAGTCTGGAGTGTACTCTTCCATCTCTTCCATCAACATATAGTTCATGAAATCTTTAACTCTTTCTGATTGTTTTAAAATATCGGGTGTCTCTAATCCAACTACTTCAGTTCTTACTGGACCTTCAGCTGGTAATAATTCTTTATAAGCTTGTGCTTGAAATTGTGTAACTGATTCTGCAAGCATAGGATGTGTAACTCCTGTTGCTCCTTGGAACGGTCTAGTCATGTCTTGGTATTTAAATCCTAATAGATCTAAACCTTGAACATAAGTTTGTTCCCAATCTAATCTTGATACTCTATCTTTTTTATAATCTGCAATAAGATCTAATGCTAGACGACTTAATGCTCTTTCGTCCATAGTCTCAGCAAGGTTACCATAAAAGTTTTCTTCTACAGTTTCTTCTGGAACTTCGTCTTCTTCAGGAAGAACAACATCTAAACCTTCTTCAGGAATAGAGCTGTCTTCCATTGGAAGCTCTTCATTAATCTTATCTACTTCAGCCATTAAAAAAGTTTAGTGGGTTTACTTCTTGCTAATTTGTTTCCTCTTGCAACTACTGATCCGCCCTTAGATGCTTTCATCATTTTACCTGTCTTAGCACCTTGCATTCCACTTAATCTTGCTCTTAGTTTTGCTCTAGGACTATCAGAAAGTTCATCTCCTCGTAATGATGCTATTCTTTGTTTTCTAGCTGCTTCATCTGCTTTGAATGCTTCTACTGATCCTCTTGTTGGTGCAACAGTTGATGCCATTCTATCTGCACCTTCCATTTGATTGAATGCAGTATCTTTTGCTTCTCTTCTTGCAATATCAATACTTGATTCAGGTGCTGCGTACATTGATCTACGTGCTGGGCCTTCCATTGAATTGAAATCAGCTTCTGCTCCTTCTAACTTAGCAATTTCCATTGGACTTTTTTGTCCTAATACTTTAGATGCGCCGTATGCTGCAGCGAGACCTAAACCTATTTTAGCTAAATCGTTTAATTTTTTTCTTGCCATGGTTGTTTCTCCTTGTTGTTATAACAAGTTTATTTTAACATGCAATGATAATTAGAACTATACTTTACAGTAAATCGCTAATGTATCCACCGCTTTTTACCTTGATTTCTCCACCTTCTTGCTTCTTATTCTTCATGGTATAAAGCTCTTGTTCTAATATATCTACCTTATCTACATCGCCTTTCATTTTGGCTTCTTCTAATAATTGTAATAATTGTGTGTATCTATTTGCCATTATATTAAATCCTTTATGTAATCTTTACCTTTACCAACTTCTACTGATCCGCCTGATTTAAATCTTTTAGTAATACCAAATCTAATTTCTTTTCCTTGTGGATTTTTTGATACACCAATACCAGCAGTTGTTGATTTATCTTCTGAAGTATATTGTGCGCCAAGTCCGAGGTCCGTGGAGCTTGATCCTGCAATACCGTATTCTGTTTGACCCTTCTTAACGTTTGCTCCTATGACTGGCTTTTGTTTTTCAACATCTACACCAGCAGCAATATTTGCGTAATCTCCTTTTGACTTATCTAATAAATCTTTATCAACTAAATTTGTAAGATCAATTGCAGATCCTACAACCTTGTCACCAAGTGTTCTAGAAATTTTATTTAACGTACCCACTTAGAATACGCCTCTAAAAGGAACCTTCTTCACTTGAATTGCTTTTTGTCCTCTAGCGAAACCACCTTCCATAAAAGATTCTGTGTCTGTAATTTTAGGTGCAGTTGCTCCTGTACCTTTTACAGTTTCAACTGTTGTAGCTG